AATTACTAACACCACTTACTGAATCATTTTCTAATAGTAAAGCACCATCTTCGTTTTCTAAACTAACTTGATACGATAATTGATCTAATGAGTATTGTGTTTCAGCACTATCAATATCAGCAACACCAGTATTAAGTCTTTCTGAAGAATATTCCCAACGAGTACATCTTAATTTATAAACAGGTAAATTGCCAAGTTGAAAGAATGGCTCTTGATCTTCAATAAATTGTATTTCAAAAAAACTATTCATTAAAGGCATATAAATTATATCACCTTCATTTGGTCGGCCATCTTTAATTAAAGTATGTACTGAATCAACTTGATCTTGCCATCTTCTTTTAGATAACATAAAGGTTGTATCTTCTCTGATCTCTAAACCAAACTTACTAACAATCTCTTGTTCACTAGCGAAGCCTTCAGTTGTTTCCATATATGCTTCTATCAAATACGAATCATCAAACTTACTTAACGAATCTTCGCCAAGTATTAAATCTCTATTTACTAATGTTCTCGGAAGATAATATACATCATGCCCATAAATTTTTAGGCCTTCAATGATTAGGTCCTCGTGTAATCTTTTCTCATTTGTATTGCCAATGCCGTTCCCATTTTGAAAATAATGATTTGTTGACATGACATTATCCTATCATAAGAGGTTGTGACATCTCAAATGATTTTCTAATTTCATCTTCAATTTTTTCTATGTCTGTTAATGCTTCTGAAAATATTTGTTGACCATTTAATGATACTCCACCAATCATGGTTACACCATTAAATTTAGATAAGTTTGCTCCCCATTGTTTTTTAAACAAAGCAGTCACATATCTTTTTAGTATCATATCATTATAGACATCTGTATAAACATCTGGATCTAATTTACGATATGCTTCAATAACAAGAAACTCACCAACCACCAAATCATTCTTCCAATCTTGGTCAATGTATAGTCTGTTATCGTGTTGATTAAATCTTAAAGGTTTTTCTCCTACTAGAATATGATCTAAAAAATCTAAATGCCTCATTACCGTATCATAGTGAACAACTGATGTTGAAGAAAAATCATATAGATCATTTAATCTTAATTGGTATCTTACGTCAAATAGATTTTGACTACCTTTACTAGAATATGGAAAAATGTTAATTACTGAAATAATACTTTCAGGAACTACTATAAAACCATTGCCTTCTTGCCAAGCAGTAGTAACTGAATTTTTAGTAATTGATTCTGAGGTGTTGGCGTTTATTCTATCGTAGTCAGTTTGTGTGTATTGATACTTTAAGTATGTTCTACGAATACCATCATAGTGATATTGAGAAAAATATTGAAGCGCTTCATCAATTCTATCTTCCAACTGGTCATCATCAGCATTAATTTCTATGACCGGTTTTCCAAGTGCTCTTAAAGCATATTGTTTTAAACCTTCTCTACTTGATGGTGTTGCCATTATAAACCTTTTTTACTACTATTTATAAGAAAAAAATCAGTATTAACCAAATGCAACAGCGAAAGCGATAGACGCTTTATTATCTAATTGTGACTGAATATTAGATGATAAGTTATTTAAATATTGAAATTCTGTATTGGAAATAGATCCATCACCAATTTTAGCGGCATCAATACCACTTTTTAATTCTTCATCTCCTACATTAGAGAGTGTATTATTATCAGCGTCAAATGTTTTATTAGTTAAAGTATCTGTTGTAGCTTTACCAACCAACGTGTCAGTTGAAGTAGGTAATGTAAGTGTACCTGTATTTGAAATAGATGAAATTACAGGTGTTGTTAAAGTTTTATTTGTTAATGTTTGTGTTGTTGTTAGTAATGCGATAGAAGATGTATCAGATAAATCCGTAGAAGCAATTGTAATAGCAGCACTTCCATTAAATGATTGACCAGCGATATTTCTAGCAGTTGCTAAAGTAGTTGCTGTATCAGCATTACCTGTTACGGCACCAGTTAAAGCACCTTCAAATGTTCCTGCAACAAAAGTTTCTGAACCAACAGTCCATTTATCATCTGTTTCGTTCCAAACTAAAGTTTTATTTGTAGATGTTCCTCTTTCAATTTCTATACCACCATTTTGAGATGGTGTTCCAGTTTCATTACTGTTTAATACGATTTGATTATCAGCAAGATTAATAGTTTCTGTATTAACTGTTGTTGTTGTGCCACTAACTGTTAAATTACCAGTTACTATTAAAGTTCCACCAACTGTTACGTCATCTGGTAAACCAACTGTAATTGTACCTGAACTTTCACCAACTTCAACTTCATTTGCTGTACCAGCAAAAGTAATAGTGCCACCTAAAGCTGTAGCAGTAGAAGTAGAACCATCTGAAACTGTAATGCCTGAGTTTGTTAAACTAGAATTACCAATGTTTGATAATGTGTTCGAAGAACCACTTATAGTTTTATTTGTAAGTGTTTGTGCAGCTACGTTTTGAGTTAGTTCTACACCACCTGCTGTTGATCCGTCATGTACACGAATTGTATCTAAAGTGGTATCAACAGATAACTCTCCGGCTGTACCGGTAAAACTGTTGTTTTGTGAGGTTGTTCCTCTTCTAAATTGTAATACTGTTGGCATTAATATCTCCTATACTTATTTATAATTCTTTTTCTAAGCAAATGCTCCTAAATCTACTGTTTCTGTTGATCCTACAGGATCCATTAAACTATATGATAATGCTGACAAAGCGACACCAAAAGCGTCTGGAGCTGATACTTCAAAAGGTGTTTCAGCACCACCTGTCTGCGCTGGTATTTTAGCTAAATCAAAATTACCATCAGCTGCTGGAACTATTGTTTGAGTTGATTCAACAAAAGTTGACACATTTGAAAAATCTATAAAAGAAAATGTACCAGATCCGTTTGTTGATAAAATCTGGCCATCTGTACCATCACTAAAATTAAACCCTACAGATACCGTATTATTTCCAGAATCTATAGAAGATGAAATTCCTGTTCCTCCAATAAAAGTTAAAGTATCAGAACCCAAAGCAATATTACTAGATGTTGAAGAATCGTCTGCTATCGATAAAGTTGTTGATATTGAAGCTGTACTAGCAGCTGTTAATCTACCTTGTTGATCAACTGTAAAAGTCGGAATTGAAGTAGCTGAACCATAAGAGTTTGGTGTAACAGATGTATTCGATAACTCGCTAGGACCAATATTTGTAATTGTGTTGTTATCAGCATCTATTGTTTTATTAGTTAATGTTTCTGTGCCTGTTGTTGATACTAAAGTAGCATCCTGAACAGCTGTGTTGAGCTCAGCAAATGTACCAGTTAATGTGCCTTCTCCTAAATCTAATGTTAATGTGTTACTATCACTATCTATAGTTTTGTTTGATAACGTCTGTGTTGTACTTGTAAATAGTGTATCTACTTGAGCTAAAGTAATTCTTCCCTCTGTTCCACCGTCTGAGGCTAAAAGTTGATCAGTAGTTACTAAAGTATTTCCTGTTAAATCAGTAGCCCCATCTATATTTACAAGGGCTTCAACACTACCAAATTCTAAAGCTCCACCTGAACTAACTTTTAAAACTTGACCTGTTGTTCCAATTGATAACGAAGCTCCCAAACCACCATGAGTTAAACCTATAAATTCACCTGATTGATATTCTGCTAGACCTGTGGCGTTTCCGCTTCCGTCAAATACTGTTCTTATTGGTGTTTTTACTGCCATAAATTTCTCCTAAAATAAAAATAACTCATCTTGTTGTGATGACAAAGCACTTCCATTTGATAAAGTAAAACTAGCAACAACTGGAACTGAAGCAGCTTTAAAATTCAAATAAGCGTTTACTGTGCTTAAACCACCAGAATTACTAAAAAACGGTATACTACGAATTGTTGTTCCTGTAGTTTCATCAATTAAGGCTAAATTTTTTTTATTACCAGATGTAATTTCTACATTAGAGTTTACGGGTAAAGTAGCGCCTGTAGCAGAAATTGCAATTGAGCCTGTTCCGTCAGATGATATAGTTGAACCACCTAAATTTATTGTACTACCACTTAAAAATAAATCAGCCCAACGTTTAGCTGCTGAACCTAAATTACGAGTATTATTAGTATCAGGCAATATGTCTTCATCAATAGATGATAAATCAATCCCTTCATTAAAATTAGCAATAGTAACAATACTATCACCACTTCTCATAAAAACTTTTTTATCGGTTATATTAACAGCAACTTCACCATCTACTAAATCACTTGTAGTTGGTATGCCAGAAGCTGTTGTGGACCTTTTAAGTTTTATAACTGTTGCCACAAGTAATCTCCTAAATTAATTATTAAAATGTTCCGCCGTCTATAGTTGTAACTGTAACAGCGCCTGAAGAAACTAAAAAGTTATCAGCACTAAATGAAGCAACCCCTTTATTACTTACAGTTGCTAATTCAGCAGCGATAGTTAAAGTATCACCTGATTGTGA